CTTGGTGTCGGCAACCGGCGCCGACTCGACCTTCGCCGGATCCACCTTCAGCGGAGTCCCGCCGGTGGCATCGTTCAGCACCGTGTAGACGTAGCTGGTGAAACCCTGGCTGTCGGGGAAGATGGAGTACTTCGCGGCGAAGACCGACCACTCGCCCGGCTTCTCGACGATCGGCTCGAGGGTTTCCAACTGGGCATCGGGAATGACGCGGCGGCGCTTCACCTTCCCGTCGAGGGTGTCGATGATGTACGCCCCATGCTCGGGCATCTCCACCGAATGCCGCACCGCGATCTGCGTGCCGTTCGTGGCATCCGCCGGCGTCACGGTCACGTTGTCGGTGCCGTACAGCGCCGCCAGCAGATCCGAGTTCAGGAACTCGATGTAGGTGATCTCGAACATGTCATCCATCGAGGTCTGGAGACTGCGAACGACTTGGCCGTTCCAGTCCTTGCGCTTCTCGATCTGCCGCTCGGAGCTGTAGGTGTAGCCGTCCTCGGACACACCGCCGAGGCGGATGCACTCGGCCGGCCGATCCGACAGGGCATCGGTGGGCAGGGTGACGGTCTGCGGCACCAGGAAGATGCCGCCGGTGACGCTGGGCTTACCGACGAACGTGTTCTTGCTCAGAGTGTGAGCGGTGGGAGTGCTAGGTGCAGTCATGGTTTCCTCCTTGGAAACTGTTGTGATTTAGGGCAGCCAAAGCTGGCTAGGGATGTGCCACACCACGTTGAACTCGTAGAGCGGCCAGTCCGGTAGATCCGGGTCTTCACTTGGAAACGGGCCGTGAAGCTCGACGGGAGCGTTGACCAGAGACAGCATTTCGCCGTCGCCATATACGTCGACCGCCGTTTCGGGGGCCGCTCTCATCACAGCGGCGCAGATTCGCGCCATCTGTGAGCAGAACTCATCAGAGGTGCCGTACACCTGGACGATCACCCGGCACCACTGCACCCGCATGCATACCTCGGCGCCGGGTAGGGCGTAGCAGCGGATGAACCACTCCGGTTGCGGGGACGGGATCCGTGAGGCGACGGTGACGCCGGTGATGCCTTGCTCAGCGAGGCCGGCCAGCAGATATTTGCGGGCCACCAACGTCATATCGGGATAGAGCAGGAGGTCAGCCACTGGACAGCCCTCGCAGCAGTGCTTTGGTTTTAGCCTCATGCCGGGAAGCGCGGGGGCCGGTGGTCTTGATCCGGTCGCGGGCGCGTTTGGCGTCGCCGGATTCGACCACTTCGTAGTACGGCTCGGTGGCCGCCGGAGTGGTGGTCGACGGGATTGCGTTGGCTGCCGCAGCAACCTTCTCTGCGTGCTCGCGAACCAAAGCTTTCGCTCCAGCCGAGGTACGTAGCTCGTTGAAACCTGCGGTATTGCGTTTGAACTTGATGGTCATCAGCGCACCATCCGCAGCTCGACGACCTGGCGTTTCGGGGTGAAACCGAATGAGCCGTAGTCGTAGTTCTGAGGTATCCCGGTCACCTCGAAGCGTTGGCCGTCGAAGATGAACCTGTCGCGGTGATCTACCCGTACAGACACATCAATGACGAGGGCGCGTTCCGCGACTACCCGCTCGGATCCCGTTGGCGGGCCTGCAGGTTCTTCCGAGTTCAGCGGCCACCAGAAGCTGCGAAGCTCAACGGCTTCCGCCCAGCCGGGAGTGGTGTTGCCATGCCCGTCCTCTTCGCCAGGCAAATACGCTTCGTGAAGACACGGCCACGGTAGCGGGAACAGGCTCACGAGGCGTAGCCATCCCACAACGGTCGGCCGTCTTTAGTCAGGTTGGCGCCGCACGAACAGTGAGGTTCGTTGAAGGTTTTGCAGCAAATCTCGGCGTGCTGCGGACCCGCAGACGGCACGGTGTCGTAGCCCCACGCCTCCCGGTCGCCGTTCTGTCCAGCGTTAGGATCCGAGCACATCGACTGAAGTTGTTCAATCTCCTGCTTCGTGAAAATTCCGTTCTGGCGCACGCTGGAGTCGAACCCGACTGAGAACTGGCCGGCGGTTTGCGAGGTAACCGCCCCGGTACCGGCTTCGTTAGCCCGCAGGATCGCCCCACGAATGATGGCCGTCGCGGCAGCCTCGTACTCAAACCGCGGATCAAGGATGCACGGCGCGTAGAAGGCGGCCAAAGCCATAGCGTCGTCACACATCGCCTGCGCTTTATCCGGTGGGATATCAGCGAAGGGTTTGAGATCCTCGGGGCCGACAGAGACAGCAGGCATGGAAGTCTCCCGTGGAGCGGGGCCCGAGGATCACCCGGGCCCCGCTTCAGCGGTTGCTTACTTGGCGGCCGTCTTGGGGGCTTCGGCCTTCGCCGCGGCGTCGCCCTCGATGACCGAGAAGCTGTCGGCGAAGACGTACCAGCCGTACACGATCTCCGTGCGGAACAGGATCTCGTTGTGGCCGGCCAAATCGCGCCCGGCGTTATCGGGATCGCCGAATTCCAGCATGCGGAACGGGAACGACTTCTGGATGCCCCAACGGATCCCGCCCTGGAAGTCACCCAGGATGGCGCGGACACCGTTGTCGGCGGCGTCACCGTCCTTGGCCTTACCCGACACGGTGCTCGAGGTGGCCGCGTTCACGGTCTCGAAGGACGACAGTCCGTTGCCCAGGCCCAGCTCCGGGTACTTCTTCCGGCCGTCCTGGTAACGGGCGGTGGACAGGGTCCAGGCGTACTTCGGGTCGAACGCAACACCGTTGAGCGAGACGCCGGCTTCGATGACGAGGCCGGCGGCGGTCTCAAAGTCGATGTCCGGGGTGCCAGTCGAGGTGACCCGCTTGGTGGTGGTGTTGAGGTAGTTCGTCCACGAGGTGATCTCGGTGCCGGTGCGCGGGTTGAGGCGGTAGTAGACGCCGAGATCCAGAGCCCGGGAGATAGCGCGGGCGCACTTCTCCTCGTACTTATTCAGGATGCCGAGCTGGTAGTCCTCGTCGGCCCACTTGAACTCTTCCGAGGTCCGCATCTGCACAACAGCCTTGTGCGGCACAGCGGTCACGAAAGACGGCTTCGCAACGTCGGAACTCTTGTGCTCGGACTCTTCGACGAACTCGGCGGACAGATCCTCATCGAAGGTGATGATGTTGACGTTGCCGAAACGCATCGGCTCTTTGCCCGACAGCGCGGCGACGGTGGAGGCCGTCTTGACGCGCTCGACGATGCCCGAAGCGACGTTTGTGGGAAGGAACAAGTCGGAACTCTGCAGTGCAGTCATAATTTTTCTCCTAGTGAGGATTTAGCTTTGGCCGGTGACCGCGCGTAGAAACTCGCGGTTCGGATCGACCGGGGCCGGATTGGTGGTGCGCCCCTCATGGGGCACGATGTTCTTGCGTTTGCCCGATAGGCCGACCAGCCGTTCGGCCTGCTTCAACAGCAGATCCGGTTCGGTGGCCGTCAACAGCTCTGCATCGTCCTTGTCGACCAAGTCCAGGGCGACCAGTAGTGCCTTGATGCCTTCGCTGACTTTTGCTGGAACTGCAGCCACTTCAGCGTCGGCCTTAGCCAGACGGTCGGCGACCTTCTCAGCCTCGGACTTCTGCGCCTCTTCGATCTCATCGAGGCGCGCCGCTTTGGCCTGAAGTTCCTTGAACTGCTTGAGTTCCTTGAACTCTCCCAGCTCTTTCAGTTCCTTCAGTTGAGCCTTTTGCGCGGCCAGCGTCTTCACCAGAGGGTGATCGGCCGGGTACTGCTCCAGGTCAACTTCTTGCGTGGTGTTGTGCTGCTCCTCGGCCACCGTTTCGGTCGGCTCGGTCGGCTGCGTCGTCATATCGGACATTCGTTGTTTCTCCCGGTTTCGGAAGGTGGCCCCGGCCATTTCGGACGGGGAGGTCTATTTCAGGTTGGCCTTGATCCAAGATCGGGCCTGTTTGTTCAAGGCAGCGCGCTCCTGGGCGCTCAGATCGCGTGCAGAAGGCTTGTAAGCCTCGACTTGCACCTCTTGGCCGCCCCAGATTGGGCGCGAGGCACAGTGGCATTTTTCGTGGCAGGCGAACCTGGAAGTCGCTTCGGTGAATACGCCGCCTCGGCTGGCCACCATCCTGCAGAAATCGCACGCCTGCGGCCGGGTGGTTCGGATCCAGCCACGCGACTGCGGATCGGCCTTCGAGGAATTGGTGATCGTGTAGTTCGCACTATTGGCGAGCCGCTTCTGCAATCCTCCAACGGCCCGGTACTGCACTGCCGCCAGATCCGGTTCCGGTTGACGTAAAGGCTCGGTGGCCCAGGCGATCAGCGCCTCGGTACCGAGATCCTTGATCGGCTCCACGATGGCCCGGAATGCGCCGGCCACGTCGGCCTTCTCCCGCTCCGCGTCATACCAGTCCGCAGCGACAGCAGAAGACGCCAGCGACCACTGATCAACCAACGGCGGAAGAACTTCATACACTGCCGCCGACAACTCATCAGGGTTGTCAATCGTCCACAGCGGATCCAGTTGCGTTGCCGCCAAACCGGAAACGACCCGAAGGTCAGTTGCCAGCGGCATTCGGGATGCCCTGGGCCTGCGGGTTCACGGCCTGCGCCTGCTGCTGCTTGAGAGCATCCAACGCTGCGCGGGCAACCGTCGCGCTGCCAACCGCCCGGTTCTTCTCCGACATCGCCCGGGCGATCTGCTGATCGTCCAAACCAAGAAGCTCAAGCCCGACTGGCGTTTCAGCAAGCCAAGGAACCGCAGCAAGGATTTTCATGCCGGCGTCGGCCTGGGCGGACTTCGTCAGGTACTCCGGTGGGCGCCACTTCGCGTCGATCGTCCACCACTCACGGGGAACTGCCGACAATCCGTTCTGAATCGCCAAGGCCCGCAGCATCGAACGGTTCAACGCCGGCGTCCAGTTGTCCATCGCGTCGATCGCGGTGCGAACAAGTGCCCGATCCGCGGCATCAGTGCCATCAGCGGTCGTCGTGTTCGTGCGGGCCTGCACACCCAGCTCCGTCACAGGGATGTTCGTCTGCCCAGAGAAATCGTTGGCGCACTGCTGATACAAGTCGATGTGAGGCTGCGGCGAATGCGCCTGGAACTGCTTGACATCAGCCCGGGCCAGCGAAGGATCGACCTTCGGGTCGTCGGGAACGCCCTTGATCCGCCCCAGCATGACCTGCCAAGACGGTTTCAGTGACCCGTCAGAGTTCTTGAACACGCTCATGTCCGCACCCAGCATCCACATCTCCGGGTAGGAGAAAATGTCGGCGTGGCCCTCCATGCGGATCAACGTGCGGATAGCCCGATCGTGGATCGACATCACCGGCCTCGATATGCGGGAGTATCCCCACGGCCGATCCGGTCGCGGCTTATAAATCAGTGCCTCCACCGGGACGCCGTGGTCGTGATAGATGCGATCCACTACCCATCCGCCGTCATTGACGGCGACGATCGTTTCCCCGTCCAGATAGAGGGTTAGATTCGTCGGTGTTCGGGTTTCCCCATCCCAGCCGCTGATCGAGAGCAAGTTGTCCATGCGGCGGGTCCGGGTATTGAAGTCCCCAGTAGCCGTCAAAGCGTCCTTGACGTGGATCAGAGAGGTGGGTTCGTTGGCGTAGCCGTGAGTGTTGACCAGGAACGAAACGCCGTGAATCAGAGCGCCAACAAACGCGGCGTTCGACTCGGCCCGGAAGTAATTCGCCTCCCACACATCAGTGAAACCCAGCGAGTTCAGGTCACCGTCAGGCCAGATGAAGCGGTCCAAGTTCGTCCGCTGCGCCAAAGCGTCAACAGCCTTCGCCGACCACCCCAAAGTCAACCCGAGGTTGTAATACTGCGGCGGGATCACGCCAGTTGATGCTTTAGCGGCCACCCTTCGGCCGTCGTAGTAGCTGGCCCGCAACAGGTTACGAGGCGTTCTGTCGTGGAGCTGCTTGAGCAGCCGGTTCAGCAGACGATCTTCGTCATAAGACAGATCAGGCAGGTGAATCTGCTTGAACTCGCCGGTCGTGTAACTCGAGGTCGGGATAGACCCATCAGCATAGGGCGTGATCACAGTAGAACCGCCCTCCTGTCAGTCGATGAGTGTTGCTCTCCGATACGGGCGGCGATCGCATCGGTGCGAGCGCGCCACGCCATAGCAGCGGCGTAGGCGGCGTCGATCTTGTCCGGGGATTCCGGGTAAGCCTTGTAAATCAGATAGCCGTTCCTCGTGGGGCGCCGGCGGGCGTTGAGAACATGCCGCGTCAGCGCCGAGGATCCGTTGTGGGAACACTCCCCGGAATAGATGGCTTGGCGCAGATTCTCAATCGCATCCACCGCCAGGGTGTTCTTTCCCCGAGGCCACAGCGCGATCGGCTCCCGCTGACTGGCTTTCACCCGCAACCTGCGGCCGAAGGCGGCTTCCCACTTCGCCGTCCAAGATCGGAA